GAGAACAAAGTACAAACAAGTGGAGGTACACTTACTTCACAATTAAATGGTGTATTTGCATATGCTAATAAAGGACAAACTTCAGATGCACCAGCACAATCTAAAACAATAGCTGATTCACTTGCAAATGTAACGAGTGGTTCTGCAATAAATACTGAACTAGGTGAATATAGATTAAGAGAATAAACTATGAGTGATAAAGTAGATAATAGATATGATTGTCATGAGGATTGTCAATGTACTCACGATGATATAACGAACAAGTGTGATGGGAACTGCCTTACTTGCATACCCGATTGGCTTGAACGTAAAAATGCAGCATTGGCGTATAGAGAATAAAAAATTACTATAAACATTAATTAACTTGTTATATAGATATATAAATTTATATAACCTAAAAAAGAGAGAAAACTATGAATTCAAACACAGTATTAGGTAAGATTATGACTTTGTTATCTATGGAAAACAAAGAAGTTAAACTTACTGTAGCAAGATTAGCTGATGGTACACTAGTTGAATCTCCAACTTTTGATGTAGGTGAGTCTTTAGAAGTAATTCACGAAGACGGTTCAAAAACAAAAGCACCCGATGGTGAACACCTACTTGAATTAAAGGATGAAAGCGGAAATATAAACAGAATCAAAATCTTTACTGAAGATGGTATCATTAAAGAAAGAGAAAATGTTGAAATCGAAGCAGAATCTGAGGAGGAAAAACCAGAGGTAGAATTAGCTGATGTAGAAACAAAAGATGTTAACCCATTACCTGAATCAGGTAAGGTTACACCTATTGAACCCCAAGTAACATTGGAAGAAGAAGACTCTAAAGAAGAGGAATTAATTGACGAAGAAGTTGTTGATAAAGATGCAGAGATTGTAGATTTAAAAACAAAACTTAAAGAACATGATTCTAAAATTGAAGAGATGAAAGAAAGAATCGAAGAACTTGTAAAGTATTTCGAGGACATCAAAAAAGAAGAAGAAACATTAGAAGAAGAAAAGAAAGAAGAAGAGGAACTAGAAGCTAAGAGATTAGATGGAGCTCCTGTTGAACAATCTAACTTCTCTAATACAAAAAAGAAAAATACATTTAAAATACCAAATTCTCATAACACGGTATTATCAAAAATGTACAAATAATTAATTAAACTAAAAAAGAGAGAGAAAAATGAAAAACGTACAAAAATTCGCTACTCAGCCCGTAATCAACAACAGCACATATGCTGGTGAAGCGGCTGCTGATTACATTGCGGCGGCGTTGTTATCTGCAAGAACTCTGGATAATAACTTGGTAACAATCAAGCCTAATGTAAAATTTAAAGAAGTGATTCAAAAAGTTGACGTATCATCTTTAGTTGCTGACGCATCATGTGACTTTACTGCCACTGCATCTGCTTCAATTGAAGAAAGAATATTACAACCAAAAGAATTACAAGTAAACCTTGAACTATGTAAATCAGAATTCGTAGATTCGTGGAATGCATTACAACTTGGCTATTCTGCATTTGATGATATCCCTAGAAACTTTAATGATTTCTTGGTATCATATGTAGGAGGAAAAGTTGCTGAAAAAACTGAACAAGACATATGGTCTGGTGATTCATCTGTAAATGGTGAATTCGGTGGATTCGAAACAAGTTTATCTGCATCTGCAGCTACACTTTTAACTACAGCTGTACAACCAGCAAGAACTGATGGAGACGGTGCTATCGTTTCAGGTTCAGTAACTTCTGGAACAGTAATTGCTAAATTATCAGCAGTATATGATACTATCCCTTCTTCTGTATATGGAAAAGAAGATTTAGTAATCTATATTGGTTCTAAAGTTGCAAGAGCTTACCAATCAGCTTTATCTGGTGTTTCTCAAGTAGGAGCATACAACAACCAACTTAATGTTGGAGAAAAGCCATTAAATTTCCAAGGAATTGAATTAGTTCTTTGTCCTGGAATGAGTGATGATATTATCGTAGCTGCTCAAAAATCTAACCTATTCTTTGGTACAGGATTACTTTCTGACCACAATGAGGTAAGAGTTTTAGATATGGCTAACCTTAATGGTTCACAAAATTATAGAATCATAATGCGATACACAGCAGGAACTCAGTTCGGTGTTGGTAAAGACATTGTGTACTATGGAGCGTTTTAATAATAACTAATAACTAAAAAGGAAAAACTTATGTCATGTAATATTACCGCCGGAAGGCAAGAAGTATGTAAGGATTCAGTAGGAGGTTTACAGGGTGTTTACTTTATAAACTTTGAATCTGGTTCTTTTACTAAAAATGGTGCAGGTGAAGTAACAACTTTATCTGGAACTACTGTATATTATTATGAACTTAAGGGAACTTCTGCGTACAACGAAACCGTCAACTCTTCAAGAGAAAACGGCACAACGTTCTTCTCACAAGAAACTACTTTAAATTTAAAGAAGTTAACGAATGAGATGACGACGCAACTAAAGTTATTAGCTTATGGACGTCCTCAGATTATAGTATGGACAAATGCAGGAGATGCACTATTAGTTGGCGAGGAGCATGGCTCTGACCTAACTGCTGGTACTATCTCAACTGGTGGAGCACTAGGAGACTTATATGGATACTCAATAACCATGACCGGAGAAGAAAGACTTCCGGCAGCGTTCTTGAGTGGAAGTACAGCTTCTGACCCATTTGCTGGTTTAGCAGGACAACCAACTATTGTATATTCATAGGAACTTTACAGAGAACCTTAAGTAAATACTTAATACAAATTAACCCCTTCTCTTAGTGAGAGGGGGTTTTTTTATGTCCATACTTTCCTGGATAACCCATATCGTGTAATAGAGATTCTAGTTCTTTAGCATCTTCAACTGTATCACAAGCCATTAACACTCTATAATCAGTAGTATCATTACCATCAGATTTATGTAAGTCCATTCTTTTCTTGATATGTACAGTTTGACCTACATAATTATTTTCATTAGGTAACATATAAACTCTACACTTACCATCTTTCTGATTATGATAAATCCTTCTATTTATCTCATTCACCTTCTCAGGATTCTCTTTAGCGAATTTTTTACTTCTTTCGTTATCAATATATCTTTCACACACAATACACATATTAGATATATAAGGGTTGTTAGGCCTATTTTTGTATATACGAGCTTTGAACTCTGTTGTTTCTTTTTGGGTATTACATCTTCTACAAACTTTCATATATACTAATATACGAAAAATATCTGATATATCCAAGCTATTTGTGAGTTATTTCCAGATAATGACAAGTTAATGTTAGTTTGTTATAATAGTAAAAAGTTTAGATAATGTTATCATATTACATAAGTCAATCGAATGAATTCGTAATCAGGACCCGAGATACAGGTTCTGATGATACTTTTACTCTAAAAATGGAAGATATGCTTACATATGCAACATCTTCTTATCTTTTACCAACGAGCTCATACAATTATAATCCCTATGAAAATATTTTAACATTTTCACAGAGTTTAGAAGGTTCGGTAGAAACAGGACAAGAATTTAGAATAGAAATTAGTGGTAGTAATAGTGGGAGTATATACTTTGGTTCAATGCAGATATATAGTTCTCAATCAATTGATAAGGTAGTGTACACTACTCAGAATGATGAGTTTGTAAGTAACATTAGCGATAATGAATATATAGTAATATAATATGAAAGAACAAGGTAAATTTTCAGTAGTTAATTTTAGTAGACAGGATGTACCGATTATCCAAGAAGATACTAAAACAAGATATCAATGGGTTCCTGTTGGAATATTAGAGCAGGACGATTATTTCGGTCTTGTAACAGAAGCATACAACACCTCTACAACCAATGCGGCTTGTGTAGATGGAGTTGCAGATTTAATCTATGGCAAAGGGTTGTTTTCAAAAGATGAATCAAAGCAACAACAATTAGATTCTACAATTCCACCAGAAGATTTAAGAAAAGTATCATTTGATTTAAAATTATTTGGTAATGCAGCTTTTCAAGTTGTATGGAATAAATCACATACTAAAATCTTAAAGATATATCACACACCTGTTCAAAACTTAAGAGCTAAAAAGATACATGGTTTAGGAAAAGTAGATGGGTACTACTATTGTTCAGATTGGAATGATGTAAGAAAACAAAAAGATAAACAATTCATACCTTCATTCGGTTCATCTAATGAAGAGATAGAAATCTATTATGTAAAAGAATATGAACCAGGTAGATATTACTATTCATTACCTGATTGGATTAGTGCATTACAGTTCTCGTTTAGTGAAGCTGAATTATCTAACCTACACCTTAACAATATAGAAAACGGTTTCCTTCCTGTAGCTATGGTGAATTTCAATAATGGAGTTCCTGCACCCGAAGAGAGACAAGTAATCGAATCATTATTAGAATCTAAATTTACAGGTACTAGAAATGCTGGACGTTTTATGGTATCGTTTAATGATGATGCAATTAACAAACCAACTATTGATACACTTCCTATGGAGAACTTACATGAGAAGTATCAGTATGTTGCTGAATATACACAAGATAGAATTTTAGTTGCTCACAGAATAGTATCACCATTATTATTTGGTATTCGTACTGCAAGTAATGGGTTCTCATCCCAATCAGAAGAAATGAAAACTGCATATTCAATTATGCAAACGATGACTATCTTCCCATTCCAAAATCAACTTATAAACTGTATATACGGTATGTTTAAGGTTGGTGGTATAGATATTAACGAA